TTAAATATGCTAGTAAAACACCCCAACATATTGTGGTACAAGATATAGTGGTACTATATATAGTGGTGTACTGTTTTACTGTAATTTCTAATGAAGTGTCTCACTGAATTAGAAAGTTGAAGGTTGAATAGTTCTAACCCTGTGCCACTCCCAACCCAACCAGAATGACTAAATGTTTAGTAGCATTATCAATATGTGGAGTAATAGGCTATTACCCTAGTTACCATGGTCCTGCTAGTCCACTTGATTAAAGTTCTTATCAGCTTTCCTTTTCTAAAAGCAGGAAGAAAAACCTGTTTATTAAGAACTACTATATCACACAATCAAATTAATGGTAGTATTTAATTGTAGGGTTGTGTATAGTAGGAGTTTCCTCCTTTCGCCTACGCCTTTTCACGCAACCCTACAAAATTTACCTTGCATATATTTAAAGTATGTTATAATTGTTATTGGTACATTCGTACCTCACAAGGAAGACCTCCTTTGTTTGTTCAGTGAAACCCTCTAGCAATAGAGGGTGTAACTGTTATTATAAAACTATGGCAAAGAATTATATTGAATCAGCAGAATGTGATGAGTGTTTAGTTCCTTACTGGCAGGATGAATTGTTTAATGGTGTATGTTCTAACTGTTGTGAGATATGTAAAGAAGAAGAATAAAAAAAAATTTTTTTTAACACCATAAATCTATAACAATATTATATTAAATACACCTGGAAAAAGTTTCCAGGGTTGTGTGTTGGAAACAACAAACAAGATATTGAAAAGAAGGCTTGAAGTCATTAGATAATGTGTTCATTGTGATTTGAAAAGTTGATATTTCATATCTTTCATAACAGTTTGGACAACTGTACGAACAGAACTCCACGAAAGTGGAGTTTTGTGTTATAGTAACCTTATGCCTTTATACACAGGAAAGTCAGACAAGACAGTTGGTAGAAACATAAAAAAACTTATGTCTGAAGGCTATTCCCAAAAACAAGCTGTAGCAATAGCTATGCGTAAAGCAGGAAGGAGAAAAATATAATGCCAAAAGGAATTGGTTACCCAAAGGGTATGAAGAAACCTACTAAGAAAAAAAGTAGTAAAAATAAATATAAGAAAATTTAATTTTTGAGTAGTTACTACATTCCATGTCCTATGTGTAAAGAAACTCTCAAAATTGAGGAAGGGCATGTAGTGTGCAAAAACAAAGAGTGTGAAAAATATGGTAGATAAAAAGTTATGTTACGCAGCAGGTTGCCACAAAATATTACCACCAAATAAAAGAAAATATTGTAGCAGTAGATGTTATAACAGAATATCTATGCAAAAGAAAAGAGCAAAAAAGGCAGGTGTCAAATGGGTTCAAGAAGATGACATCTTACAAATACCAAGTCAGAATAATGTACAAAGTAGGCGTGGTAAAGTTTATACAGATTTAGTTGAGTCAGGTCTTGGCAAAGACATTATGGCACAAAAAATTACTAAGTCAGAAGTAGCTAAAATATTAAATACATCAGTTGCTTCTGTATCAATGGCATATAACGCATTTATAGAAGATTTAGAAACACAATCACAACAAAAAGATTGGGCACTACCACAAGAAGCAGAAGCTGCATTAAAAGAGTTTTCAGATTTTAGAAGTAGATATTTTCAAACAGAAACAGGTGCTGCGTATGAAACTGCAGATTTTCACGAGAAATGGATAAACGCTATTATGGATGCTATAGAAGGTGGAGACCAACAGATGATACTAAGTCCACCACGACATGGTAAAACAGATTTGTTGATTCACTTTGTAGTATGGCTTATTTGTAAGAATCCTAATATAAGAATTTTGTGGGTAGGAGGAAACGAGGACATATCCAAGAACGCAGTCTCTTCTGTTATTGACCAGTTAGAAAATAACGAATTATTGATAGAAGAGATTTGTGGTCCTGGACCAAAATTTAAACCACAGAACAGAAGTGGTAAAGCATGGTCTCAAAATGGTTTTACTGTAGGTACTAGAACAGTTACAGGTATTAAATCTCCAACTATGGTTGGTATTGGTAGAGGTGGCAAAATCCTATCCAGAGACTGTGATATTATTATTGCAGATGACATTGAGGACCATAGTTCTACTATGCAACCTGCATCAAGAGAGAACACTAGAAACTGGTGGACAACTACTTTAGGTTCAAGAAAAGAGGAACATACAGCTATGGTAGTTATTGGTTCAAGACAACATTATGATGATTTATATTCACATCTACTAGAGAATGAATCTTGGAAAACTATTGTAGAAGAAGCACACGACACTGGTTGTAACTTACCTGACTGGGAAGAGTTAGCACATGTTGATTGTATGTTGTGGGGTAAGAAAAGAACTTACAAATGGTTGATGGACAGAAAAAGGGCAGCAGAAACTACAGGAGGTAGAGCAATATATGAAATGGTTTATCTTAATGTAGCAATGCCAGATGGATTAGCTTTATTTGACAGGGTAGAAATAGAAGAGTGTAGAGACCAACAAAGAGACATAGGTCATATACCAACTAATGTAAGATTGATAGCAGGACTTGACCCTGCATCTACAGGTTACCAAGCATGTTTCTTATGGGGTTACCATCAAGGAGATGACAAACTCTATATGATAGATATGGAAAATTCTCTTGGTGGTGGTATTCCACAAGCACTAGATATTATTAGAAAATGGTTTACTAAGTATGGATTATCCCATTGGGTTATTGAAGAAAATGGATTTCAAAAAGCAATAAGACAAGACCCATCAATTCGTGATTTTGCAGGAAAACATGGTATATTTTTAGAAGGAACGCAGACATATAGTAACAAGCATGACCCTATATTTGGTGTTACTGCTATGAGACCTATGTTTGAAAATAAGTTAATTAATTTACCTTATCGTAGCTTTGAAGCACAAGAGAAGGTAAACTTATATACAAGCCAGTTAGTGTATTTTAGTTCTGCTCAAAACAAAAGCAGAACAGTAGGTACAAAGACTGACATAGTTATGGCTAGTTGGTTTCCTATGAAAACTATTCGTAGGTTACAGAAGGAAAGACTTGCTACAATGGGTATGGATTATACTCCTAGTTTTTCAGGGTATGAATCCATGAATATAGATTTAGATACTTGGAGATAAATGGTAAAGACAACAGATGAACTCTACAGCAGAGTTTATGAATTACGACAATTACATTCTGATTATGTTGGAGATAAAGAAAACATAAGAGCAATTATGAATGGTGGAGCTGATGGTCTTAAAGCACTACTTGGTAAGTCAATGCGTGATATGGACTATAGACAATTACCTGCTCCAAACTTATTAGTATCAGCATTAGAAAGATTTGCACAAAAGTTAGGTAGAGCACCTGACTTAAAAGTTGATGTCTTTAATGATAAAGATTCAGAGAGAGCAGCAAAGAAAGCAGAAAAGCTAGAGCGTATTGTACATAGTTATGATGAACACCAAAAGTTAGAAAAACAATTACCACAAGTAGGTAGATGGTTACCAGGTTATGGTTTTGCTGTTTGGGTATTAAAAGAAAAGAAAGGTGCTAATGGAGAGATTTATCCAGTAGCAGAAATCAGAGACCCTTATCATTGTTACCCAGGACACTTTGGACCTGAACAACAACCACAAGAGTTAGCTATTGTATATAGAGTTCCTCACAAAACATTAGCTGAACAATATCCAAAGTATAAAAATTTAATTATGGATGAAGTTGATTCTGAATATAACACAATGGCATATATGTCTAGTTATGACAAGACTTGGGCTAATCAAGATGGCACAGGTAAAGTTTTAGCTGAATATTATGATGCTGAAGGTACATATATCTTTTTACCTGAAAATAGAATTATATTAGATTTTATTCCTAACCCATTAAAATCTGGTCCTAGATTTGTAATAGCTAAGAAATTTAGTTTTGACCAAATGCAAAGTCAATTCCATCATGTGATTGGATTGATGGCTAATATGGCAAAAATCAATGTTCTATCTGTCATTGCAATGGAAGATGCTGTGTTTACAGAAACCAACATCATTGGAGAGATAGAATCTGGACAATATAAGAAAGGTAGATTCGCTGTTAATTACTTGACTCCAGGGTCTCAAATTAGCAAACCTACTAATAATTTACCTTATCAGTTGTTCCAACAGATAGATAGACTTGAACGCCATTTGAGATTAGGTGCAGCTTATCCTGTATCTGATGATGGTCAAAGTCCTAATGCTTTTGTTACTGGTAGAGGATTAGAAGAGTTAGGACAATCAGCATCACTTCATGTTAGAGAATATCAAACAGTTCTTAAAGATGCGTTAGAAGAACTTGACTCTAAACGATTAGAGTGGGATGAGATTATGTATGGTGGTATGAGAAAACCATTAGTTGGTTTTAGAAAAGGAACTGCTTTTAAAGAAACATACGACCCTTCAGTTGATATAGCAGAAATGTATAAGACTAGAAGAGTGTATGGAGTTATGGCAGGATTTGATGAACCACAAAAAGTTATAACTGGTTTGCAATTAGTACAACAAAATGTTATAGACATGCAGACACTACAAGAGAACTTAGATGGTTTAGATAACATCACACAAATACAACATAGGATTAATAAAGAAAAAGCTGAAAGAGTTTTGTTTGAATCTTTAATGGCACAGGCAGCACAAGGTAATCCTAAAGCACAGATGGCAGCTATTGAGATTAGAAAAAATCCACAAAACATTACTGAAGCATTAGATAAATTTTTTACACCAGAAGAACCACAGATGACACCTGAAGAACAAGCCTTAGCAGGAGGAATGGGTGCACCAGGTCCACAAGCTGAACCTGATATAGCTTCTGTACTTGCACAATTATCAGGAGGATTACCACCTGAACAATTAGCAGCAGGTCCAGGGTTACCTATAGGAGGACCTTTTGGCTAAGTTTTCAGACATTAACGAAAAGTTTTTTAATATTATAAATGCAGAAGATTGGGATATACCTGAAGTAGATAGCAGTCCAACAATTATAAGAGACTTGTTTTCAACAGGAGATGTTCCTTTAGGTGCATATATATTACCTACACCTTTACCTGGTGTATGGTTTAGTATAAGTATGGGATTTGAATTAGAAAATCCAGAATGGGATGATGATAAAGATGCCAGGTGGTAGAAAAGGTAACATTAAAGTAGATGGTGCATTTCAAGATGTAACTTTAAAACCTATTCCAGGTTCAGAAGAATTTGGTGGGTATAAAGCACAAGAAGAACAAATAAGTGCAGTAGGTGGTCCTCCTCCAGGATTACAAGAAGCAGTTGCTGCAACTGGTGGTATGCCAGGATATAAACCTGAAGATATATTTGCTAAACCTACAGAGAGAATTGATGAATCAGGATTAGCTGATACACAAAAACAAGAAATTGTAGATTTACCAAACGATATTAATTTAGACATTATAAAGG